AGGGCGGAGATATGGTTCGCCATACTCTGCAAACAGAGTCTGAGACGGTGCCTGTCAAGCTAGTCCATGCTAGTCGTGGCAAGATGGCCCGAGCAGAGCCTGTCTCCGCCCTGTATGAACAAGACAAAGTACGTCATGTAAAGGGCCTCAACGACCTAGAGGACCAGATGGTGACATGGGAGCCTCTAGGCTCTGTAGGATCACCAGACAGATTAGACGCCCTTGTATGGGCCATTACAGACCTATCACTACAGGGCTATGCCAAGCCCCAGCTAAAGTTGGCATATAGCTCTGCAAAAGGACTTAGATAATGCCCAAGAAGCTCTCGGAGACAGAAGCTAAGAAGATTCTCGGTGTAGCCGGTGATAACACTCACAACGGCAATATTCGAGCGGACGAGTTCCTGCCGGAGCTTCGTGGCAAGAAGGCTATCCGCAAGTACCGTGAGATGCGGGACAACGACAGCACCATTGGTGCAGTTATGTATGCCACTGAGCAGGTACTCCGAGATGTAGACCTGAAGGTTGTACCATGCAATGATACACCAGAGGCCAAGAAAGAGGCGGAGTTCCTTGAGTCTGTTATTGACGATATGGAACACACTCTGGATGACCACGTTGCAGAAGCCCTGTCCTGCCTGTCCTACGGCTTCTCTTGGTTTGAGGTAGTATATAAGCGCCGTGGTGGCCCAGAGTTTCGGGACTACAAGAAGTACTCCAAGTACAGCGACGGACGCATTGGTGTCCGTAAGATGGCAGCTAGAGCGCCTTGGACTGTATCCCGCTTTGACGTAGACAAGAAGTCCGGTGAAGTGTTGGGACTCTTCCAAGAGGGCAGCTACTATGGTAAGACGAACTATATCCCTGCTAACAAGTCTCTATACTACAAGACCACAAGCATTAACGGAGACCCTTCTGGTCGTAGCATTCTTCGCAATGCTTACACTTCTTATGAGTATCTGAACAACCTTCAGGCTATCGAAGCTATTGCAGTAGAGCGTGAGCTTGCTGGTATCCCTGTAGCTCGCATTCCAGCAGAATACCTTTCTAGTGATGCTACCTCTGCACAGGTAGCTTTCCGGTCTAACTTGGAGGACATCCTCCGAGACGTTAAGTTCAATGAACAGGGTTACATCATCACCCCGAGTGATACCTACCCTGACAAAGACGGTAGTCCAACTAACATCCGTCTTGTAGACGTAGAACTGATGTCTTCCAACGGTTCACGAAACATTGACATCGACCCGATTGTTAACCGCTATCAGCATGATATTGCTCGTAGTGTATTGTCTGAGTTTCTTCTACTCGGCGCACACAGCGCCGGTGGCTCGTATGCGTTATCTAAGTCTAAGACCGACCTATTTCTTAGAGCATTGGAGAGCTACATCGGTGCTATCACCGACGTACTCAACAAGCAACTCGTAGAACGCCTGTGGCAGCTTAACGGGCTTTCCTACGATACAATGCCTTACATCAAGGCTGGTGATGTAGCACCGCACGATCTTCGTGAGATTGCAGCCTTCCTTCGTAATCTGAATGGCGCAGACATTAACGTGTCTGACCACCCAGAAGTTATTCAAGACCTCATGGACATTGCGGAACTGAGCTATGAACCTAATGAAGCTCCCCGGCGAGATGTACAACCGGATGAAGCAGAAGGCTAAAGACAAAGCAGCCCTGCAAACTCTCTACTCTATGACCGACTACGAACTAGCCGACATTGGCCTCACAAGAGGCACTATTAAAGACAAGTTCTACAAGGGAAAGAAGTGATGCCTTACAGCACCAACGCAGACCTCCCCAAAGCAGTGCGACAGACTGTACCTGAAGAGAAGCAAAGCAAGTTCCGTCAGGTCTTCAACTCCGTCATGGAAGACACCGGCTCTGAGCAGCGTGCCTTTCAGGCTGCTTGGTCCTCTGTAGAAAAGGTGCAGATGTCCACTCTGGCTGAGAAGGCCAAGAACTGGAACGCTAGGCATGGCGCTAAGAAAGGCCGCATCACTGCCAAGACCCTTAAGGCAGTGTATGATCGTGGTGTAGGAGCCTACAAGACCAACCCCGGTTCTGTGAGGCCTAACGTCACTTCCAAAGAACAATGGGCAATGGCCCGTGTAAACAGCTTTCTCAAGATTGCAGCAGGCCAGAAGGCCGCCTCCCACGACAAGGACTTGTTGCCGGGACGTACTGAGAAAGCCGAGTATCGTGGTGAGAAGGTAGCTCTTGACAAGCCCTTCCGCCTTCCGAAAGGCTCTGCCAAGAAGTTTGGAGTCTACGTTAAGTCCGGTGACAAAGTGAAGCGAGTTACCTTTGGTAGCCCCACTATGGAAATCCGTCGAGACGACCCAAAGGCCCGTGCCAGCTTCCGAGCTAGGCACAACTGCGAGGGCAAGACCGATAAGACCACTGCTGGCTACTGGTCCTGCCGCATGTGGGAGCCGGGTGTCTCTGTAGGCGATATGCTTGCAAAGGACGACAACGAAGAACAAGCGAACCTTGAGGGTCAAATCGTAAAGACAGATGACGAGCAACGTCTGGTTTATGGTTGGGCCTCGGTCATCACTGAAGATGGTACACCTCTGGTAGACCGTCAAGGTGATGTTATTGAAGCCGACACTATGGTTAAGGCCGTGAATAAATTCATGGAACATATTCGTGTTGGTAAGATGATGCACAAGGGGGATCAAGTAGGCCAAGTGGTCCACTCGATGCCACTCACTAATGAGATTGGTGAGGCCTTGGGTATTTCCAGTAGCCGTGAAGGTTGGATCGTAGCATTGAAGGTATTCGATGATGAGGTCTGGTCTCTGGTAAAATCTGGCCAACTTACGGCCTTTTCTATCGGCGGCAAAGCTAAACGGAAGGAAGTCAATGACTAACATCTTGCTCGACTTGGAGTTGGACGAACTGTCGTTGGTAGACCGTCCGGCAAACCAAGCCGCTACAATCTGTCTTATTAAAAGGGACGAAAGCATGGAAGACATGGAAAAAGGGTACGACTCTTACCTCGATGAGCGTAAGATGTACTACATGGACAAAGGTATGGGTGAAGACGAAGCCATGAAGAAGGCTAAGGAAGAACTCGACAAGATGTCCGCTAAGGAAAAAGAAGAGCTTATGGCTCGTCTTGGTAAGGCTGATGAAGCTGAAGAAACCGAAGTAGATCAGGAAGCCCTGTTTCTGGCTGAGGTTGATGCTCTCAAAGCTGAAGTCTCCCGCCTCTCCAAGGCACTTGAAGACAACGGGTTTGCTGTTACTGAAGAAGAAGTAACCAAAGCCGAAGAACCAGAATACCTCGAAGTCGAAGGCGAGAAGGTAGCTAAGTCGGACATCCCGGCTCCAGTCCTGAAAGCCCTCGAAGAAGCAGCGATTGAAAAGCGTATGGTTGAACTCCGTAAGCAAGCTGACGAAATCCTGCCTAACTTCGATAACGAAATTGCGGCCTCCCTCTTGGCTCATGTAGCTAAAGACGACGCAATCGTAGAGGCTCTCAAGGCTGCTGATGCAGCAATGGGTGCTTCGATGTCTGAGATCGGTGAAGCGTCGGTAGAAGCTGATATGGCTTCCTCCAGCGATAAGCTCGATGCTCTTGTTAAGTCCTACATGGACGAGAACAACCTTGCTAAGAAGGACCACGCTAAGGCATACGCTGCTGTAGCTAAGACCGACGAAGGCAAGGCACTTATCAATAAGCTCTACAAAGGAGAGTAAATCATGGCAACGATGTCTGGCCGCTTTAATACTATTTCCCTCGTCGCTGACGAGGCTCTGACGGCCCACACTTTTGTAACCCTGTCTGCTGATGGCGAAGCAGCTTATGTAGCTGCCTCTACCGCTGACGCCATTGGCGTAGCCATTGGTGCTGCTGATGCTGCTAAAATGGTCACTGTTCAGACCGATGGTATCGCAATGGTAAAGGCTGGTGCGGCAGTCGCCCAAGGCGCTGTTGTAACTTCCGCTGATGATGGAGAAGCTGTAACTGCCACCACTGGTGACTACCAGCATGGTTATGCACTGGAAGCTGCTTCCGGCGCTGGCGAAATTATCTCCGTACTTCTGAAGCCTGCTGGCATTGCAGCGTA